GTGGATAAGCGGGATAGCGTCAATCCAGAAATTGCAGCCGGCACCGAAGTTGGCTTGCGCTTGGACATCCCCGCGTTTAACCGTAAAGGAATATTTGTTGTCTCGATTCACGAGAAACGTTTACCTTATAAGGTTGGAAAGAGTCTTGGTTACAGTAATGCAGCCAGCATTACAAACGTCTCGTTTGCTATTGGAAATCAAAAAGAAGCGTTAAAAATTGCGTCCGGGGCATCTAAAGATGTGCTGCAAACCATGGAGGGCACATATGTCCCCATGACAGCCGAGCAGATCTATTCCAAAGCCAAAGACGTATTCAACAATCCTGCGTGGATTCAAGTTGGTATTGATCCAACACGACACGCATATTTCTTTGACCGACGCACTACCGTCCCCGTAGTCAAGGCCGATGAGGTACTACAGATCGGTAACATGATTTTGGCTCGTGGAGTGACCTACGGGGATAAGTCAAACTTTCTCTACAACATAGATACAACTCGGCCATACACCGCGCTCGCTTTGGCTCGTAAAGACAAAGAGACCAGACGGGAAGTTATCAGAGAGTACGCCAAGCTTCGTCAGGGCAAAGAGCGCTTGATGCAACAAGTCAAAGAGGGCAAAGCCGATTTGACGTTGCAACGCAAGCTGACAGTTTTAGATAGAGAGGCAAAGACTCTCAAAGCGGCAATTGATATGTCGCGTGAGCGCAAGGATAGTCCTGGAGCGTTCTTGGCCCGAGCTTTGAAGGAGTACGACAGCGGCAACATAAGTGCCGACGTGCTGGCCGTCATTCAAGCTGCTTACGCCAAACAACCAAGCTTGCTCAATGGCTTATTGCTTTCTGTGAAGGAAGGCAAGCAAGAGGGAGTTGCTGGAACATTTGACGCGATCAAACGCATCATTGCCTTGTATAAAGGCACGACTGGTGTTGAAAGCCCAGGGACGATCCGCCATGAACTGACTCATGCGCTTGAGCAGATGATGGATGCCGACCAGCGCAAGACTGTTGTCACGGCCTGGGCAGACTCGCTGTCTAAAGCAATTGAGAAGTATGACGATCAGAAATATCAGAACTACTTCAACAAGGTTCTGGACTTCATTGATAACCCGAGCGATAAAACCTATCGTGCTGCCATAGCTGCTTTGCCTAGCTACGACATGTACCAATACATCAGCCCGTCTGAATACTGGGCTGTCAATGGCGAGCCGCTTATGGCTGCAACTCTTGGCACGCGCTGGGAGCAGTTCAAGAAAGCCATCCGCAAGTTGTTTGAAGGCCTGAAGAACATCTTTGGCTTTGATAATAACTACGCAATCCACAAGACCTTTGATCAAATAATGAATGGATCAAAGGAGCGCGTGTCTTACGACAGTCTCCAAGACATGGTCAAGTCCAGCGAGATGCCCTGGACTACGTTGGAGAACATTGAAGACGAAGAAGATCTGGTCAAGAAGTACAACCGGGCCAACACTCCGCTTTCAACCAATGTGCGTGATTTGAAAGAAATCTTTGTCGACACCATCAAGTTTGGCAAAGATGTCTTCAAAGAGGCGGTCAACTTCCCTGTTAGAACAGCGGCTGCGATGTTTACGGGTCTTGACCGTGGTTTGATGAACATCCGCAATAACGCGGTCTTCTTTGGCAAAGCTCTTGAGGTGGCTGACTTCCAGCGCTATGCCGGCGAGGTGCGTACTGCTGATGACATTGCTACCGCGTCTCTTGCTTTGGACAACGCCCTGCGCAGCGGCAACATTGCTGCTCGCGTCATCTTCATGGGCGGCCTTGAGTACGACCCGAATCATCTGACCTATACGGCTGTTCAAACCGATAAGGGGATGTTTGGCGTATACAAAGCTGAGAGCGCCCTGAAAGAAAAGTTGGGTGACCAGTTGGGAACCAACATCATCCAAGGCTATTTGGAAGCCAAGCGGTCTCGGAGCATTGAAAACGAATTCCTGTCTCGCCAAGCTGAGTTTGAAGAATCAAACGGTCGGGTTGACGAATTGCAAGAGCAAGTTAAAAACTTGCGAGCTTCGTTTGAGCAAGCACCTGATTCTCAAAAATCAACCATTGAAAAGAGTTTGAGAAGAGCAAGTGCCGAACTGAAGCAAGAGCGGGCTTTGAATGATCAACTTGAGTCAGAACTCAAGGCTATTGAGATAGCACGCAGCAAGATCAACATGTCCGAAGATGAGATCGATGATTTCATTGCCATGGAAGAAAAGCATCCAGAGCTGCGTGAGATCATGGATAACTGGACGGCTGTTAACAAGAACCTCTTGCGTGTGCGCCGGGATGTGGGGCTGATGAGTCAGGCCCAGTACGATGTGCTGTCCAAGATCAAAGACTACGTGCCATGGCAGCGAGTCATGGAAGAGGAAGAGGTCGTCAAAGCGCCTAGTCAGGTGACGACCCGTACCTTTACCAACATTCCGTTGCTCAAGAAATTTAAGAAAGGCAAGCCGCAGGTCATCACCACGTTTGAAGCTGAAGATGGCCAGCAAGAGTTCCACATCCAGCAGTCGTCTGTGGTGAAGGCAGAGATCAATGGGAAAAAAGTTGACCCAGATCTCATAGAGGCTACCCCAGAAGGCAACATCAAGATCAACGCCGACATCAAGAAGGGTGATCTGGTTGTCTTCAAGACCAACCGTGAGATTGAAAACATCATTGACAACATGACGCGTAGCGTTATGCGCAACACCATGGAGTCAATTCGCCACTACGCTGCATCTCGAATTGTTTCGGAGTATGCAACTCGAAATTCGAACGGGAATGTGATGACATTCCCAAGCAAAGACAAAGACCGCTATGAGTTCAAATCACAGGGCCGGTCTGTCTTTATTGAGATCAAAGATCCGTTGATTGCCCAGGCATTGCTTGGTCTTGATAACGTAGACCTCGCAGTTTGGAAGCCTTTGGCTTTAGTGGCCAACTTTGTTCGGCGCTCCATCACGATCATGCCTGACTTCCAACTGAAGCAAGTGATCATGGATGCGCCCACTGCGGCCTTGGTAACTGGAGTAAAGAACCCGACTACGTTTGTGCTGGCCGTCTATAAAGACTTTCTTAAGGCAGTCGCAAACCAAAGTGAGACCGCGAAGATCCTTAAAGCGTCTGGTATTGGAGGCTATTACACTCCCTCAAGAACGCCTGAACTTGAAGTCAAGCGTGAACTTGGGGTGATGAATCGGTCTACCTATAACTATGTGCTTAAAGCATTGGATCATGTCGGCGATGCATCAGACGTGGCTCAACGTATCGCAACGTATGAGCGAGTCCTCAAAGAAACAGGCGATGCCGCACTGGCTGCTTATCAGGCCCAAAACGTCATCAACTTCCTGCGGCACGGTAGCGGCAAAGTATCGCAAGCTGTGGTTAAAACAGTTTCATTCATCAATGCTTGGGTACAACAAGCTGATGTGCTGGTTTCGGCATTGGCAGGTGGAGGACTAAAAGGAAAAAGGCGGGCAGAAGTGCTTGCAAGACTTGCCGCTACTGGCACCCAGTTAGCAGCATGGGTACTTTTGTATTGCTTCTTGGTTGGCGATGACGAAAAGTACAAAGAGATGGATGACAAGACGCGATTGCGCAACATCATCATCCCTGGCACTGACTACGCAATCCCAATGAGCACCAGCGCGGCATTCTTCTACAAGGCCCTTCCTGAGCTTATCTATAACCGCTACATCAACAGCGCCACCAAGGATGACTTTGATAACAAACGTCTGCGTACCGCGCTTAAAGACGCTGCGACTGACATGCTGCTTGGGCCGCCGCCAATCCCATCAGGGGTGCGTCCGTTTGTTGAAATCAAACTGGATCACAGCTTTTTGACAGGCAAACAACTTACGCCCAAGAACATCAAAGAACGTGATGCTTTTGAGCAATACACAGCATCTACGTCAGAGGCCGGCAAATTCTTGAGCCGTCTGACTGGTACTGAAGAAACGCGATTGCTTTCCCCAATTGAAGCTGATCATCTGATGCGCGGCCTTCTGGGATCGATTGGCGTCATGACGCAGTGGGCATCCAATAAGATTGGTGAAGCGTATGGCGTGCGTCCGTCGCCCACCGAAAAGGAAACGCCGTTCCTTGGAACTTTCCAAACGCCAGAGGTTCCTCGTGGCCGCGAAGAGCTGTTCTACGACCTCAAAGAAGAAGTGATGAAAAAGTGGAATACGCTCCAGGCTCTTAAGAAAGAAGACCGGGACGAAGAGGCTGACAAGTATTCGGACAAGAATGAGCAGCTGCTTGACTTGCACAAGTACGTGACCAAGAAATCTGAACAGCTTCAAAAGGTCAACGCTGAGATCAGGTCACTGAGCCTTGGCATTGATACCGGTCTTACCCCTGAAGAGCGCCGCAAGGAAATTGACAATCTCAAGAAAGAGAAGATTGAAGTCCTTGACGATATCTACGAAATGCGCAAAGAGGCTGGCTTCTAAAAAAGAAGGGGAGCGCGCGGCTCCCCTCAATAACAACTGCTAAAACTCCATCATTCTAGCGTATGGATGAGTATCGTACAGCCTCCTCCAGCTCGAACTTCCTGGCGCACGATGTGCAGCTCATCAATCTGGCTGTCTGACTCGTAGCAGCCTGCATGTTCACAGGCATCCAACAGACTTTTCAACACGTTATCCACATCCCTTTTGCGTTTGTCAGGGGGAAATAGAGATACGTGTACGGCTAGCCGTCCTTCGAGGGCAACGACCTGCTTTAACGCGCATTCTTCCGCAACGGCCATACGAAACTCTTTGCCACGTTTCCCAATGAAACGACGATTGCCCATTTGTCCCCAGTAATGATTGACACTGGGAGGCCAAGGAAGCAGCAATTGAATATGTTGTGTCATAGGGTTTCTACTATGTGGATCAGGTGGGCCACATGGGGTAAACCCTAGTGATGCCCTGCGTGTGTGTAATCATACAACAGATGATATAGAAATAAAAGCAACAGTTGACAAACGATAAAGATCGCATGACAATCACTGTCCCTCAATGCTAGGAGGTGCTGTGAAGTACACAAACAAGTTCAATATCCCTGAGACGATTGTCAACGTCGTCAAGCGGCCAACCTACACAAAAGGCAAGGCCCATCTCTCTGTTACCCAGTTGATCAATAGCCCAAAAATTGTCGCGTTAACGGCAAAGTTTGAGAGTGAGTTAGAGCAAGACGTATCAGAGATGGTCTGGTCGCTCTTTGGTTCGGCTGTCCACCAAGTCCTTGAACACGGCAAAGACCCTCACCACGTTGTGGAGGAGCGGATCTTCACCGAAATAGATGGCTGGAGGATCTCTGGAGCCGTCGATCTTCAGCTCCTCAATGAGGACGGGATTGGCATCCGAGACTACAAGACCACCTCGGCCTGGGCGGTGATGAACGAGAAGATCGAGTGGGAACAGCAGCTCAACATGTACGCTTTCCTGGTCGAAAAGGTCAAAAACTGTAAGGTGACTGACCTTGGAATCGTGGCCATTATTCGTGATTGGAGCCGCAGAGAGGCCGCAACGCGAGAGGGCTATCCAGAGGCCCCGATCAAGGAAATACCGATCAAGCTGTGGACGATGGAGGAAAGGGAGAAGTTTGTCCTCCATCGCATCGCCCAGCATTCGGCTTGTGAGTTTTCAATGGAGACCGACGGCGAGCTTCCTGACTGCACGCCAGAGGAAATGTGGGAGAGGCCAACGACTTGGGCCGTCAAGAAGAAGGGAGGAGTTAGAGCAAAGTCAGTTCATGCAACACAAGAGGCTGCAAATGCCGCCTTGGAGAAACTGTCCAAGGAATATGAAATCGAGGTGCGCAAAGGGGAGCGAGCTAGGTGCGCGAACTTTTGCCCTGTCAACACTTACTGCGCTCAGTGGCGCAAATACCAGGAGGCTCAATCGTGAGTGCTAACGAAAATCAAATCGGTGGAGATCACTACAAGAACAAGGTCATTCAACCATGGGACTTTATTGTCGGTAACAGTCTTGGATTCCTAGAGGGAAATGCCATCAAGTACATCTGCCGCTACAAAGACAAAGGCGGTATCGATGACCTGATGAAGGCAAAGCATTACCTTGAAAAGCTTATCGAGGTTCATCAATCTGAGATCAATGAACAGATTTCTCAGTGGGTTAATGAGTTGGATCAGAGTGTTCCTGTCTTGGTTAAACCACAAGCCAATCCTTATGGCCTCACCAAAGACGGCAAGCCTCGTCGCAAGCCGGGTCGTCCGCTTGGACGCAAAGATAAGAAGAAACGCGCCAAACCGGGTGCCAAGCAAAGAATCGTACTTAAACACGTTGTCGGGGAGCCAGTTCTATGAGTGTTTATAAAAAGTTGATGGCTGCGCGTGTCAAGCTGCAAGCCACGGAGTTGAAGAAGTCAGGCAACAACAAGTTTGCCGGCTACAACTATTTCGAACTAGGAGATTTCTTACCAGCCATTCAGCAGATCTTCAACGAGATCGGTTTGTGTGGCATCGTTTCCTACGACATCGAGTATGCGCGTTTGTGCATTACCGATGTGGAGGATGGATCTGCGATTACCATTACCTCACCCATGGCCGAGGCTCAACTCAAGGGAAGTCATCCGATCCAGAACCTGGGGGCCGTTGAGACATATCAACGTCGCTATCTTTGGATGACGGCCATGGAGATTGTGGAGCATGACGCCATCGATTCCAGCCCGCAGGAGGTAAAGGCCGCTCCTGAACCACCCGTGGCCAGCCCTCCGGCTTCCAAACCACCGAAGAAGGTAGAGGGCAAAGAGGGCAAATGGCAGATCACTGTTACCAGTCAAGAGGGCGTTGATCCAGATGAGTGGCTCAAGCTGGTGGAAGATGCTTCCGATATTTGCCTGAGCATGGCTCAATCAGAAGAGGATGTGATGCAGATCTTCCGCAAGAACAAGCAGTTGTTTGATTCAGTCAAGGCGACTAACGCGACATTTTTTAAAACCCTGATGGACAAGTTTGGTGCCATCAGAAAGCAATTTAAGGAGCAATGATGGCTTACGAACCGAAACCCAACAGCGGAACCCTTTGGCCCAACGACCGCAAGAACTCCCAGAACCATCCTGATGTTCGCGGAGATCTATTCCTTGACAGAGAACTGCTGCGCACGCTTGCCACAAAGAACAAAGATCAGTTGATCAAGGTCTCCGTGGCCGGCTGGAACAAAGTGATTGCAGGCAAGGACTGCATCACCCTGTCCGCATCTGAACCGTATGACAAGCCTCCTCAGTCGCAATACCGACCTCAGCCTCCAAAGCCGGCTGCCAAACCGCAGCCTGAGCGTGCGGACTACGACGACTCGGACATCCCCTTCTGACCATGAAGACCTCACAGTTTGAGGCTATGAAGCTGGCCATCAAACAGGACAAGGAAGGATATGTCCTGACCTTGCGAATCCACCCTGATGACGTGCCCGAGGAGATCCTGCGTGATTTCGTCGGCGCCCGTTATCAGGTGGTCATGGTTCGCTTGGATGGCATTGACCAGCCGATGGATCGCCAGGAAGAGTTCCAAGGAGATCGGGCCGTCAAGATCGCTGGGATTCTTTGCCGGGAGCCTTTGTTCTGGCAGTATCTCAACGATGACGCGCAGATCATAGAAGCCACAGAAAAAGATGCCACCGATTGGATGCGAGAGTATCTCGGAGTCCAGTCGCGGTCTGACCTAAAAACAAACCACGAGGCACGGCAGCGGCTCGATTCATTGAACAGGGAGTTCCAAGCATGGCAACAAAAAAACTGATCCCCTACTCTGTGTACATCCCAGAGGAGTATCACAACAAGCTCAAAGAGGCGGCAAAGCAACGCAAAGCTTCCAGCTTGGTTCGAGATGCCTTGATGATGATCATGGATGGTGGGGACATTTACAAGTCGGGTTACAACAAGGCATTGGCTGACGCTGCCCAGGTCATCTATGACTGCAAGGAAGCGCAGATGATTGCTGTGAACCGGCGGGATTTGGGAGTTGTCCTGGCAGAAAAGATTGATGCGTTAAAGCAATGAACTACCGCAACAAACATCTGCTTGAGATTGTCAGGGCCTCGCCTTGCCAAAACTGTGGCCGGCAGGATGGGACGGTGGTGGCCGCTCATTCCAACCAGCTGCGCGACGGTAAAGGCAAAGGCATCAAGGCCCACGACTATCGGGTAGCGGCCCTGTGCTACAACTGCCACGCAGAGCTTGACCAGGGATCCAAGATGTCGCGATACGGACGCATCGAGTTTTGGGAGGGAGCGCACCGCCGCACAGTGGCGTGGCTTTTTGACAACGGCTACCTCAAAGTTGACCCCAAAGGGCAACAGTGATACAGTCCGACTGTCCAATCTCCTAGCAATGGTTGCGACATCTCTCTCCTCCGAGTTCCCCCCAGGCCCTCCCCTGGGGGGATTTTTTTTGTAGGGGTATTGACACGCCATGCGATTGTGTGGTTACAATACGCCCATTGTTGGCAGTGGAATGTCCAGCAAAGAGCCGTTAAGCCTGATCCCGACCCCGCCAGGGGTTGCGTAGATGCCAAAAACATCTGCGTCATTCCACCGGGGTCAGACTTAACGGCTTTTTTGTTTTCCACTACCCGCAGTCGTACTCCGCACGATAGCAAGCACCTGAATCGGTGGCGCGGAAGGAAAGACACGGTAGTCTCGACACCCCGGACTTGCCGTTCCAGCCTGTCAGCGAGGGACTGGAGTAGTCACGGGTTACAAGGGTGGTATCCGCAAGGCCCGTGATGAATGAATCGCTGCCGCCATGGTTGGCTGGGGTAGTGCCTGTGTGTGCTGCCTGGGCCGGGTCTGGGGCCTCCCCCCACCCCTTGCAGGTAGTGAAAACACTGATACAAGAGATGAATTGGGCGCGATATGATGTATGGTAACCGATAAGGGAGATACGAATTGAGTAAGACAACAACCAAGAAGCTGAACGTCGATCTAGTTGACTTGTCAGGTGGAACGCAGGTTCGCAAGAGCGTTGACCAAGAGCGCATCACGCTGTTCGCAGAGAACATGAAGGACGGGGATGTGTTCCCTCCTATCGACGTGTTCCACGACGGCTCGACCTACTGGCTGTCTAGCGGCTTCCACAGGTACTTTGCGGTTAAGAGCCTGGGTAAAGCATCCATCGAGTGCAACATTCACACTGGTACGTTGCTTGATGCGATCTGGTTTGCTTTGGGTGCAAATGCACAGCACGGGTTGCCTTTGAGCGTTGAGGACAAGCGCGCTGCAATTTGCAAGATCATCGAGCACGAAAAATGGAAAAGCAAAACCAACGCTGAGATCGCTCGTCATGTGGGCGCTTCAAAGATGATGGTCACTCGCGTGAAAGCAGATCTGCAAGCAAAAGGCGAGCTAAAAGACGAAAGCGATATTAAAGAGTACACAAACAAACACGGCAAGACAAATACTATCAACACTGCTGGCATCAAGAAAGCAAACAAGGAGCGAACAAAGCAGAAGCCTGAAAAAACTGAAGAGCCAAGCGATGAGCTAGCAGAAGCCCAGCAGTTGATTCAAGAATTGAGCGAGACGGTTGTATCCCTGAAGGCAGAGAACGAGTTGTTGCGAGACAAGATTGCAGTCGGCCAGTGGGACGCATCAGAGATTGAGAAGATCGATATCCAAGAAACCGTTAATGATTTGCGCGAGCAGGTCAGAGTGCTTGAGATCGACAACAAAGCATTGCGTGAGAGCCGCGACACGTACCAGACCACGAATGCAGACTTGATGAAAACGGTCAAGACGTTGCAGAATAAGCTCAAGAAGCTCGAGAAATAGAGCAAGCCCACGCCAGAGGGATTCTGGTTGCTAGGAGATGGAATGGAATTGAACTTGCGCGAGCATCAGGCCAAGGTCATTGATGCTTTGAGAGAGGGATTTAAGCAAGGGCACAGGACGCAGCTCCTGTACGCGCCCACGGGATTTGGCAAGACCGAGGTGGCCATCGCGTTGATGAAGGCCACCAAGGACAACTACAAGAAGGCAGCCATGGTGCTTGACCGCATCGTGCTTGTAGACCAGACAAGTCTTCGCCTTTCAAAGTACGGCCTCGATCACGGGGTCTATCAAGCTGGCCATTGGAAGTATTCACCAAGCCAAAGACTTCAAGTCTGCTCTGCGCAAACGCTTGAGCGCCGCGACAACTTTCCCAAGATGGATCTGTTGATCGTTGATGAGTGCCACATCACACGCAAGCAGACCTCCGAGTTTATAAAAAGCAATCCAGACATCAAAGTAGTCGGGCTGACTGCCACGCCGTTTACCAAAGGTCTTGGTGACCTATACAACAACGTGGTGTGCGGTGCGACCAATGGATGGTTGGTCGAGAATAAGTGGCTCACACCTTTGAAGGTCTATGTGGCCAAAGAGATCGACATGAAGGGCGCCAAAAAGGTTGCAGGCGAGTGGGCGCAGGATGAAGTTACCGAACGCGGGATGCGTATCACCGGTGACATTGTTGAAGAGTGGATCAAGAAGACGCACGAGATCTTTGGTCGTCCGCGCAAGACCATTGTGTTTTGTGCTGGCGTAGCGCACGGTGCTGATCTGGTCGAGAAGTTTGCCCGTCATGGATACAACTTTGTTTCCATCAGCTACAAAGACAACGACGAGCTGAAGAAGGCTGCGATTGAAGACTTCGCCAAGCCAGACACCGAGATCCATGGACTGATTGCAACAGACATCCTGACCCGTGGATTTGATGTGCCCGATGTGATGATTGGTGTGAGCGCCAGGCCGTTCTCCAAGAGCTTTTCATCACACGTCCAGCAAATGGGCCGCGTCATGCGTCCGTTTGACGGTAAAGACTTCGCTTTGTGGCTCGATCACAGCGGTAACTACCTTCGCTTCAGAGAGGATTGGGACGAACTCTACGAAGGCGGCGTGTCAGAGCTGGACAAAAAAGTAGAGAAGGCCAAGAAAGAACCGACTGACAAAGAGAAGGCCGAATCCAAATGTCCAGCTTGCGGGCATCTGTGGCCGCGCAGTTCGGATACCTGTCCTGCTTGTGGCCACGTCAGGCTGCGTCGCAACCAAGTCGAAGCGGTGGCCGGCGAGATGATTGAGCTTTCTAACGGCAGTCGCGTGCCTCGTTCGGACAAACAGGGCTTTTACTCTGAACTGCTTTGGTACGCACAGCAGCGTAGCTACAACCCACACTGGGCCGCTCACAAGTTTAGAGAAAAGTTTGGCATGTGGCCAAGGGGCCTAATGGATGCGACCGCACCACCGTCAAAGGAAACCTTGAGCTGGATAAGAAGTCGCAACATTGCTTGGGCTAAGAGTCGTAATCGTTTCCCGTCAGTAGCTAGGAGGTAATTATGAAACACACGTACAACACTGGAAAAGTGCAAATCGGTCTTGCTTATGAACCAAAAGTCAACATTCAAATGTCCAGAGATATGTTGAGACTTCAACATGCGCTGATAAATCAACGCAAAGAACTCAAATTTGGATTTGTGTTTGGTATTTATTTGGCAGCGTTATTCGTAGCGCTTGCAGGAGCGTGGGTGTTGATGTGAAATGTCCTCGCTGTGATGCATGGAGCAGGGTGCTAGAAACAAGAGACACAAGGAGGAAAAGGGAATGCGCAAACGGACACAAGTTTTACACAGTGGAGATCGACGCGAACCACATGGGGTATCTGGAGGAACTCAGGAGGCTAACTTGGGCAAGGAAAACGCTTCGTCGCTTGGGGATCCTGAAGTAAGACGGTTTGAGAACTGGCCGTTCAAGTTTTCGCTGGATGACAACCGTTGGTATTTAAACAAAGCAAAGCGCCGCTACGCAAAGCGCGGTGATGGGGAGGATGGATTGTTATGAACGACGAAGTCAAACAGGCCATTCTGCTGGCCATTGATGCGCTGGAGTCCTGCTGTGATGATTGGGTGTACGACGACCGCAACGGACGTGAGTACCTTGTGCGGGACTTTGAAGACCAGAAAGTAAGCGCCGCGCTCAAGGCGTTGCAAGCACTGCCATGGGAGGAAGAATGAACATCGAGGTTGGAGTTGCAGAGATCGAGAGCGCAAACAACATAGAAGTGTTTGGTGAGTGGGTGAAATTTACAGACAACGACAACACCACCATCAAGATCACACCGTTTGTGGTTCAAAAACTAATGACGTTCGCAAAGGAGAATGAATCTGCCTTTGACGAAGGCGCGTGGGAGGAAGAATGAACCGCGATGACATCATCCGCATGGCGCGGGAGGCAGGGATGGAAATTTGGAAAAGCGGTCATCGGTACATGGACGACTTTGATATTTACCAGTTTGCCGCCCTTGTCGCCGCTGCCGAGCGCAACAAGTTGGCGCAGTGGATGATCCAGCACAGCTATGCCACGGGCCACGGCGACACGATAGAAGACTTGCTGAAAGAGTTGGAGTGGCAGATAAATGAGCGAATCAATGCTTGGGAGCATTCCCTTGCGGAGGCCATCCGAGCAAGGGGGCAGGTATGAAATTCAATGCACGCTGGGAGCCTCGTTGGCCATGCTTTGCGATTGGCTTTTCTCGCGCTTCCCCAAGCAAATGGTATCGGTCTTTTACCGTGATTGTCTGGCCGCTGGTTTTTGAAATTACATGGGGGCAGGTATGACTCCGCTAGTTCAACAAGCTGTCAAAGTGGCACCACAACCGGAAACAGCAATGTGGTTTGATGTTGGTAGATTAACCCCGTTGCTTGAAACGCATCGGTATCCGGTAGATGTTTTGATGCACCCGCCATTTAAGCGCACAGGCATCGCAGGGATTGATTCCAAAGGACGCAAGTTCAGCCTATGGATGACTGCTGGCGAAAAGAGCGTGACCACGGCTGGCTGCACGATGGAGCCGCTTCAATACTTTGAGCCATTTGCCTACCTAGAAACTGATGATGGTCTTAAGTATTACAACAACAACAAAGAGGTGACTCGGCAGCAGATTGATCCAGTTCTTAGGATGGTTTGCGCGGTTCTTGCCAAGTTGTCAGAAGGTGGACAGGCTTATAAACCGACTCCGCAAAAGACATTCATCAATCGCAAACGAGCCGCCAAAGGAAAGCCTGCATTGACATTTGATTGGCACACGGTAGAGATTGGGCCAAAAGCTGAGAAGTCTGAGTCGCAAGGAGGAACTCACGCAAGCCCGCGTTTACATGATCGGCGTGGTCATTGGAGAACATATCCATCAGGCAAAAAAGGATGGGTCAAATCTTGCAAAGTTGGTGACGCCAGAAAAGGCGTCGTATTCAAAGACTATGAGGTAAAGCATGACCACTGACCGTGAGCTGCTAGAGATGGCGCTGGAGGCATTGGAGCCAGATGTTTATCGCGCTCAATGGGCTGTTGAGGAAGATGTGCGGCTTGTCATAAAAAACCTACGCGCTCGGCTTGCAAGGCCTGAGCAAGAGGCAACTGGTAAGCAATCCTTACAAGTTGAACCAATGGAGAAATCAGATGACTGACCGTGAAGCTATGCAGATGGCGGAGAGATTTTATGGCTGCTTGAGCGTATGAAACTGCGGCTGCTTAGTGTTGTAGAGGAGATGAACACATGAAACCTTACGAGGAAATTGAATTTCCAAACGGGTTCATCCGCTGGAT